GTTCGATACTGAAACAATTTGATTGCTTGACGTGATGTATGTGTTAAGCATGTCTTTCTGCTGAATGTCCATCAGATACAGTGCATCAAATCTATTCTCAACAGCAGTGATAGCATAGTTTGTTATAGCAGGTGTTCTGATGCCAGGAACTGCAAGCAATTGGATGTCAACATCTGCCGATGATCCCATGATGTCTATGGCTTTCTTATAAGCTGAGACTGTAGGTCCGTTGACACCGCCTTGATTTGTTGCATCATCGATCTCTCTTGTTGCAGCAAGATCTGTGAGGCTGGCTTTCTGTGTGTCAAAGATATTGACACCATCAAAACCACCTTGCAAGAAGAATGTGTAATAGACGTTCTGTCTATTCGCGCTGTATAGATCATTGAGATCATTGACTGCTAATGCTCTGGTCTTATTTACATCATTTGGTGTAATGTTTCCATTTCTTATGTACGATGCAGATTCCCAGAGAATCGCGCTAGAAACACCAAATGCACCTGTCACAACTTGAATGTTTTCTATTGAGAATATGTTGTTCTCAAATGTATCAGATTCTGCAGTGTTCTCAATAAAGAATTTTTTGCCAGTTACGTCGTAACTTGGAAAGAATTTTGCAAAATTAAGAACTGACTTATTAAAGGTTGTCTCTGCATTTTGTTCACTGAGGCTTGTGATGCTCTCAAACTTTGATCCCCACGTGTAATCTGTATTAAGAATAGCCGAAGGTGCAATTCCATCAGATATTGACTGACGTGTTGGAACAGGAGGTATCACAGCGCGTCTTAAGACTTCATACTGATTTGCTGCAAAGTTAAGATCTAGAGCACTAAAAGTTGTAAGACTGCTACCTGACGTAAAGAGATAACCGTAACCTCTATAACCTGCTGGAACTGCATCAGCAGGTACATTTCCTGCAATCTGGTCGGTCGATAGCTCGACTCTGATGTAGTTATTCGCTACAGGGTAGTCTCCTACAATAGCAATCTTCTGGCTGCCATTTGCACGGTCAAAATCAAAGTAGATATTTTGGTCACCAATTCTTGAAGCGATGTAATTATCAGAATTAGGATCAAGCGTAAGTCCTGCAAAGTATGATCCAGGAAGAGGATTAGCAGAACCGTCTGGAAGATCAAATGGACGAACTTCAAGATCAAATTGAGAATATGAATTAGCATTTGCACCCGGAATAATGTTTCCGATAGTGATCTTGTAATTCTTTAATGTGCTTAGTTGGTAATCATCGCTTAATGACACACCGTCAGCAAGCGCATGAATTCTAAACAAGTTGTATTTTGGCCCACCGTAGTTTTGCGAGGTGACAAATGGTGATTTAGGATGTGTGTATCTCTCGCTGAATTGCTCGAAGTTAGGTGTAGATGCATTTGATGTATTTCTACCGATCGAAGACGATGTAACGAATACAACATCTTGTTTGTTAACATCATTTTGTGTGTACGGTGTTGCTAAAATGTTTGTGCCTGTTACAGCGGCAACTTGCTCTGAGACGTCATACCACGTGTAGAGATAATGACCTTTCTTCTGGTAATCGAACGGATTTGTATTAAGCACATTTGGCAGGTATGCAGGTGATGATGGATTAAATGATGCTGTAATGACGTTGACTGACTGCTCGGCAGGATTGTTGATATGACCATTGAGCAACATAACAAATGTGCTTGTTGTAAAATCATATGAACCAGAAATTCCTGCATTTGCTGTAGCAATTGCAGAAGGCTGATTAAGCGCGGTGGTCGTGTAGTTTCCTGATAGAGAAAGTGAGACACCGGAAGGTGTCATCAAGATTCCTCTGATGATCGGCATTGCTTTTGCTGAATCTTGAATGCCTGCAGATGAGAAATATGTTGATCCTGCAGACTCAGACATATAGCATCCAAGGAAATATGTCATTCCAAGGATTCCGCCTGAATTTGCATTGAGATTTGCAGCAACTATTCCTGCGGCGCCTACTTGCTGTTCACCAACGACAAAGCCTGCACGATTTACAGCTCCTGTAGATGTCGATCGTTTTGTTCCATCACCTGCACCAAGCACACGAAGATATGTTGCATTTGCATTTGCGCCATTTGATAGCCACAAACTGACTGCGACAGGACCAAATCTTCCGCCGCTAAGGCCGAAAATATTAGTCATATTCTGGTAAGTGCTAAATGTTAGTGGAACATACGCAGGTCCACTATCAGAAGTACCAATTACACCTGCAGGGACACCTGTATTGGAACGAGTTGACGTTGCAGATCTGTCGATCTCTGTGATAGAGACGCTAGGATAAGATAGTGTTGGCATTCGATCAACCTCTTAGATCTAAATATCAGACAAACTCGACGCCGGAGTTTGTAATAATAAAATCGATTGCAATAAACTCAACTGCTTTTGTAGGAACTATGATGATCCTTCCGTTGAGCTTATTTGCCTCGATGTCTTGTTGTGTATTATTAGAGTCATCCATTACTATTTGGAAACTATCAACACCACTTTGTGACTGGATTGTCGCAAATTGCGGTGTCAATTGACCCACGAATCTTGCTCTAGTAGCTGATGTATTTGGTTCAAACACGAATTGTAGACCTATGTTGGTGACAATTCTTGCAAGTTCCAATAACAACCTTCTAACATTGACACGATCAAGTGCTGAACGTGCAATCTGCAATGTCTTTTGACCAAAGATTACAAATCCAAGACCAGGAAATGATGTAATTGGATTGATTCGAGCATCATAGAGACTGTCTCTATCGGCGCTTGAGAGCCTGACCGCAAGATTCACAACATTCGATAGTGCTGCTCGATTAAATCCTGCAGGTGCATACCACGGATATGTCTTTGAGTCATTTTGTGCAAGTGCACCCAAAGCAATGACAGAAGAAGGAACCCTCATACGTTTACCAGCTGACGTCATTGATGATTCATCAAAAATTGATGCATCTGGGAAGTATGTTGCAACATAATTGTTGTTGATTCCTCTACCTGAGAATTGTCTGATTGTGTATGTCACATCGGGTATCGTTACCTTATCGAAGATTCTTGTCCCAGAATCTGTGTATGTTGGAATATCCATCAGGTAGATAGCTCGTGCATAGTTCTTTGTTGTCGTCGATGCGTAATCTGTAATCAGCTTGTCTCTAATGCCTGGAATTGTGACAATATTGACATTAGAAACGCCTGGATTTGTGATAATGTCTGCACCGGCACGATACGAGTTAATCAATGAATTAGATGTTCCTGCAGCGAAGATGTTTGCTGTTGTGTTAAGACCAATATTCAGACTTGTCGCTGCCTTACCACCAAACTCAGATGAAGTTGACTTATCATTCATGTTGGCCATGTCTGAGTCGAGGATGTTGAGTCCGTCAAAGCCGCCATAGAACATGTTAGTAAACTTCATGAAAGGTGAGAATCTATTGAATATCGAAGACGATGCGATCAACGCCATCGTTCCAAAAGTCAACCTTCCTGCAATTGTTCCAACTGAGCCTAGCTGATTGCCGTCAGAGATCGTTCCATCATTCACATCAGGATCTCTATTTCTGACGTAGATTGCATTTACCATGTGCTGGTCAAGCGTTCCTGTCAGATTATTGACTGCTGCCGCCAGCGCTGTTCCAGTACCCTTGGAGTTATAGAGCGAGACTCTTGAAAGTGTAAACTTGTTGTTGTTCATCTTGTCTAATGCAGAACCTGTCGTAACAACATCGAGTTTCTCTATTCCTGCAAATTTTGCCAATGATGTGATCAGCGGATTGATTGCTCCTGGTGTGTTAGGCTGATAGACTGCTGATTCGCCTAAGAAACTTGTTGTTGATGGGAATAGATCGTATTTGACACCCCAGTAGAGGCTTGCATCAGCAAATTCCTGCGTTCCTGCAGACCCTGTGAATGCAGGGGAAGAATTCACTGCGCCTTGTGTCACTTTGTACCGAAGCGGAACAGGAGGTGCAATTGAAGAAGTCAATGACTGTGCAGAACCTGCGAGTGTTCCTATCAGACGATTGCTTAAGATAGGACCATTAGAACGATCTGAACCATCGTCAGAGTCTTTGAGCGCTGACGTGTACTTCTGCGACGGCATACCTCTAAAACCAAATGGAAGCGATGTCTTTGGGATGTTGTTGTTTATGAGATCATCACCAAGAACAATTCTTACACGTGTTGAGACGTTTGGATATTGTCCAGATGAGACAAAGTTTCTATCCAAAGAATTAGCTGCGTCAAAGTTGTAGAAGATTTTCTTGTCACCAATTAACTTACCAACGAAATTTGCATCATCGAGGTTAAGTGAGCAATTCGGGTATTGCTCAAGTACGTTAGGATTCTTGTCATCATCGTAGAAGTCTCTTACTTGTACAGTAAAAGTTCCGTAAGGATTCTGTGGATCTGTTGAACGCCTAAGATTTGCAATTGAAACTTTGTAAAGTTGGTTTGTAGCAGCACCATCACCCATTGTCTCGAAGTGGAATAGATCATACTCTTGACCACCGAATGGTTGCGAGATAAAGCTTGTGGTTCTTGCTGCTTTGTAACGAGTATCAAATCTTCCAAATGCATCTATAAATGTCTGCGATGCGAGTGCTGAGTTTGTTGATGTCTTGGTCGAACCTGATAATAAACCAACACTATCAGTTGCAGACGAAACATATGCAAGTTCATTCTCAACTGCGAGATCAAAATAGAGCAAATGTTGTTGTGTCTGGAACAAGGCAGGTTCTGTATTCAGTATCTTACCAACATAAGCATTGCTTGCAGGATCAAGAGAAGCAGTGAAGATCTTGATGCCTGTATAACCATCTGCGGTGCCAAATCCAGGCGATGAAGATGAGATGACAAGCTTGAATGTATTGTAATTAGTAGCTGTAGATGTGCTCTGAATTGTTGCTGCATCGTCAACAACATTTGCAGGCGAGTAGTTCTCATTATGGCTTAAGATCTGTGCGCAAGATCCAGTTGGAAAGAGCAAGACTGCTCTGACCATCTTTGCATTCCCACCTGATGTTAATGTCGAGAAGCTCTGATTATCGATGAATATAGGATATGATCCGTTTACTGTCTTATTAACAACATGATTTGCAACAAGAAACTGAACTGCACCTTGTGCTTTCAAGTTTTGATTTGTCGAGCCTGTGATTACAAACCCAGCACCTCTTGCTGTGCCTTGTGCAAGAGTTGTTGTGATATCACCTACAGTGCTATTTGCACCAATTCCAAGTGTTCTTACGAATGTTAACGCTTGACCGTATCTAAGGAATTCTTGTGCCGCGTAATATGTGTCATAACGGTCGTTAGATGTTCCAATAAACTTCTCTTTAAACTCTGAGAGAGAGGATACTGTCACTGGTATAAATGCTGGTCCAACTGGACTAGGACCTACAACACCTGCAGGTGTCGCTGTTATGATTACAGGCGACGGAGAAGATAGGTCTATCTCTCTGTCAAAAAATCCAGGAGATCGATAAATTGTTTCTGCCATTGTTTCTCCACTTACACTTTGTTTATAAATATCCCATCACTACGAAGAAACGCTGTTAAATCTTCTCGTCTTCAGTAAAAGTCACCTTACGTGCTGGGATGACCTGTTCGCCGGCTTTAATATCTGTATATATGATGCTTTGGTACTCTTTCTTCTTGTTTGTAGAAACAATTGCTTTGACCAAGTCTTCACCTCGTTCTAGATGTGGGTTTCCATTTTCATCAAGATGCGTGATATCAGACAAAATGAACTTATTGAGACGTGCATCAGCACCTGGAATAGGCGGTTCTTCAGCGATTTGTGTTCTTGAGTCGTAAATTCCAAAATTGATCTCAGGCGCAGACTGAAATGTCCTGAATGGTGATGCTAAACCTGGGTGATTCGGCGCAATAATGTATGCAGGAACTTTGATGTCAAAGCTGTATTTGATGATGCGCTCTTCATCTGTGTAATTGTCGAAGTTGTCATTATTGCCAAAAGGTCCTTGAACAAATGCAGTGAATTTATAGCCTTTGCTTGTTGTGATTTGAAATTCATGGCCTTGACCGTCAAATTTCATCATCATTGTTTCAAGAAGCTGGTTCATTTGGATCATGTACTGGGTCCAAAAAACAACGTTATAAGTCATTCCAATAAATTGCGGATATGGAATAGTAATGATCTCAAAAATATTCTGCCCTAGATTTGCATTATCAAGAGGCGTTGCGAGTCTACCAGATCCATAAGCAATTGCAGGTCCATTCCGTCTCGATGCAAGTGTATCTGGAAATGAAAACTTTCCAGGTGATGTTTCACGTTCAATAAAATGTGATCTTGCAGTGACATTATCTTGATTTTTAATTGAAAGCTTGTTTATGATATTCTGGTAATTTCTATCAGATTCTGCCAATCTCTTTTTGATTACATAATCTGCTGATTGTCTAAATGCTATTGCTGTTCCACCTACCTCAGCTTCATTCTTATGACCGATGCTTGTTCTTTTCAACGCAATAAGAGGCAGAACCAATGCATTATTTTTATCTCTGATTGGCTTCAATCTTTTAGTTAATGCAAACCGCTCACCTGCTGCGAAAACAACAGGAACTTTTGTTGTTTGCTCATTAACTTTGACTTCAAAAGCAAGCCGCTTATCAAAAAGTTCAAATACAGCACGGTCGACATCTTCAATACCGCAAGGCGGTATTTTGAAATCATCAGGTACGTTAAAGCCTTCATAGCCTTTCTTAAGAACTTCTTTGATAGGCATTTTTAACTCTCATCATAGAAAGAAGATCCGACACCTTCAGGATCACCTGCAGGAGAAACTTCTGCAGGTCCTGTAAGAGGAGCGTCGAGTACACCGTTCTTCTGCAATTGTCTCACGTCACCTGTCACGCCTAATCGATTCTCAGAATAACCACGTTGTTGGACAAACGTTGTCTGAACAGCGTCTGGGTCTGAGTATACTTCTGATGTTGGGCCAAAGACCTTCGCGACAAACTGTCCTTTTCTTGACTGCTTGCCTGTGATTGTGATGTACGCCTTATGCTCGATTTGGCCAAAAATTACATCTGTTCTAGGTGACTTGATGACTTCAAAGAATGTGTCGCCGTAACTAAAGAAATCACCTTCATGAACATCAATGCCTTTGTCAAGAAGATCACGTGACTGGACATAACACTCTATTGAGTAGTATTCTTCTGATCCAAATCGATTTGTTCTGACATCTTGAGGCGAGTATTTGACGAATGCATCGATCTCAATAGGATTCTCGAATATCTTGTCAGCAGACTCCTCGTACACATCATGCACGTTTGATTTAATGTTATTGACAGAGAAGTAATATATCTTTTGCCCAGCAACATCTTTGACAAGTTCTTTGCCAAGGTCATTGATGAAATTGATCTCTCGCTCTGTGATGAACAATCTAGCCATTTAGTGTCTTATCCTGTAAAGATTGCTTTACCGTTAGGCATTGGAATTTTTGATAGTTGCTTTGTAAGATTTTCTGCTCTAGTTGCAGCACCTTCAATAAGTTTGTCGTATGTAAGTGTCTCGAGCATTTCTTTAAGTTTTGTAACCAGCTCTTTTTTATCTTCACGCCCTTTTGACTGAAGATCGCCGCCGTTCAACGTCACTGTTCCGCCTGGAATAGGAACAGATGCGAATTTGCTTCTGATCATTCCTAGCTGTTCCATTGACAGAGCAAGCGTGTATTGTCTTATCCATTGCAAGCCCATGCTATTTATTCTTGCATAAGTCAGATTTCCGAAGGGGACATTTGACAGATTGTTTACACCGTAAATTGTCTGATCTTGAAAGCTTGGGTTTACTGGATTTTGCCAGAATTTGACTCTAACAAAGAGATGTTTAGTTACAGTCGCTGTAAGTGTCGGAACAGGAAAGATTCTTATCTTTGTTCCAACAACCTTGTATGAGTAATTTGATCGCCTAACTCTATTAGAGAGATCTAACTGACCTGCCCTTAAGATGTCTTCAAACACAGGCAAAACATAGAAGATCGTTTCTGGTGTAAAAGACTCAAAGCTAAATTCATTATTTAGATAGTTGACAGCTGATGTTGTATCAAAGAATCGATAGGCTGCCTGTGGATTGAAGTGAAATACTTCTACAATTCTCATCTTCGATTTTGGCGTCGCATTTGCTGCTGATTGGTAGAGAGCCGCGCCAGTTGAATCTTTTAATTCCGTGTACAAGTCGTAATCTTGCTGACCCGGTATTAACTCGATTGATCCTGATGGCATATTGTATGATCCGCCGATACCTGCCTCAGATGCGTAAGGATCAGCAAATCGTGCAAGATACTCAAGGTTTTCTCTTGGAAATGCTGCTTCTAATCCTGCCTGTGATCCTGTTGAATAACCCAGGTAATTAAGCAGGGTTGACTTTGCCTGATATTGGTTTAATATGTTGCTATACTCAAAGCATGATTCTTCAAGATTTGCCCATATCTGCTTTTTTGTCAATTCTACGCTTAAGATGTCATCACCTAATTTGCGTTTGACAAATACAACCATCTTATCAGCATCAGTCCGGAATGACGTATCTGCGTCGTAGATTCCAAAAGGTGTAGGATTTAACGTAGTTACAAAGGTAGACATCTCACCACCTTACAATAACTATCACATTCTATAATCAGTGCTTTGATTTAGAGATCTCAATAGCACGTAATTGACGCAGTGCTGAGGCTTTTGACTTGTGTGTACCGAGGCGTTTGCCGCCCTTCTTCGGATAGACTGCCCATTCATCACCCATGCGTTTGATAGTCTCTTGGATCAGCTGACGAATTAAGTTTTCATTCATCATAAAGACAGCTTTTACACGATTAAAGACAGCTTTTACACGATCTTGTGTTTCTTGAGGCCCGTAACTGAAGATCAATTCTTCCGCCGTCATTTGATCAATGTCACCATTGCCAAGAATGATGGAAACTGGCAACGATAAAGGTGACATGCGTTTGTATTTTTCTTGCATCCAAAAAGGCAACAACTTGCTATCATGAAATTCTACAATTCCTTCAGCGACAAACTGCGCCATTGCCGTGAGTCTTGGGTCGTTTCCGCGTATTTTATCTATTGAGATTGATAATAGACTAGAAACTTTTGCATAGCCCATATTGATTGCGATTCTTGATGCTTTTCCAGAATCATAAAGACCAATAAAACGCTGGATACCAAAATTTGACGTGTAATCGTCATGTATTGAGTCTTCACCGAGTGGAATAAATCTTCCTTCAGGCGTAATCCAAGCAGCTGAATGCGATCTATAATAAACTTCTTTATCCACCAGATTGCTCCTGTTGAACGATCTTCCAGAAACCATAGTAACCTATAGAAAAGTCAAAGGAATGCAACAGAATCAAACTGGTCATCTTCTGTTGCATTCCTTTGACCTCATCAAGCATTTACTGCTTTCTACGCTTGAATCCTCTGGCTGTGTCTGCAACATCGCCTATTGACACAGATGCATCTACCGTGACGTCTACAGCGACATCAGGAATAAGTTGATCTATAACAGCAACGGCAAGCTTCTTTACTTGCTCTGCAGCATGATGAGCATGCTCTCTTTCGGCAGCTTCACGCTTCCTTCTTGCTTCTTTCTCATTGCCTCGTTTGATGTGTGCCAACTCTTCTAATGTAAGTGGTCTAACTGCCATTTTTTCTCCAGTCGTTTAAGCTAAATATCACATATCTGCAAAAAGGCAAGGGGCAAGATGCGAATGCATACTTGCCCCTTGCTAAAGATCAGTCGATGTTAGGGATCGGTGATTGTCAGTGTTCCTGATGTTGCTGCGACGCAGTAACTGAGACCATCAGAAATCAGTGAGACAGAAGTTCCTACAGTTGCAGGAAAAGTGATTCTCTGACCTGAGTTTGCAGGAGTTGCACCTGGATGACCTGCAAAGATATTAGGACCTGCTGCAGCTGATCCTGTGATCTTGTGTGTATGAGCTGACAATGATCTAAAGATCAGAGTCGCACCAGGGAGTGAGCTTGGCGGCGGAACGGTAATTGTCAGCGCGCCTGACGATGCGATCGTATAGACACCACCTGATGTGATTGCAGAATCTGCAGACACTGCTTGCACTGCAGATGAAGGCAACGTGCTGAATGTGATCACATCTGCATTAAGTGTGATACCTGAGCCTGTCTCTTGTATAAGGCCTCTTGTAGAATCATAAGTAAGCTTTGGCCT